TCAAAGCGCTTCGATATTGAAATTCCGAATCCTCAATATTCGGAAAATCTTAGGAGTAAAAATCCCATCACCCGTGCAAATCCTGGCCCTAGGTCTTTCAAGGTTTCGATGTCTCTTAAGGATTTTCACGATAAGACTATTATAAACGAAGCTAATGCATCTGACTTTCTTCCCGAGCAAGCCCGTATTGCTCTTCGTAATGCAAGGCTTGACCCGTATGTTGAGATTTCTAAGGCTCTGGTTGGTGCTGCTGCTAGTGTCGCCGGCGCAGGCATAATTCGCGGAGGCATGTCTCGTGCTGCCGGCACTATTTCTGCTGGCGGCTCTTCGAGCAGTTCTGCGGGCTCTTCACTTACGACTCGTTATGATTCGAGAGGAAATGTCGTTGGTTACGCAAAAACAGAGATGTCTCGCAGTGGCCATTCGAGTACGTATGGCAATACCCGTAAATCTCGTTAGTATTGTTGTTTTTTTTTTCATTTTAGATTTTTGTTGTTATATTTGTGCTGTAAACCAATAACCTTATTATTATGAGAAAGCTTGAACAACCAGTGCGTGACAGACTAATACTCGATGTTATAGAGTATGCGTTTATCGAGTGGCTCGTCCGTCGAGGTATATTCACTGCCTACAGGGCGAATTTCGATCGCGTTCCTACGGCTCAGAAAACCTTTCGAGACGTCTTGCGTGATCACATCCAGTATGTTTATTTTAAGTCTCATCTTGGCCCCGAAGCCCTCATTTCCTCCGCTTTTCTATTTTCTGCAACTCCTGAGGGTTACGAATTTTGGATTAAGCACTCCGATGCTTGGAGGCGTTTTTATGATAAGCTCTAATTGAAACGTTAAATTATGTTATTATGACACAGGTTCACATCGTTATTCGCCGTATTAATCCGGCTCTTAAGATTGATTTAGTACAAGTAGGCTACATTAAAGATGGGCAATTTGAAGCGCTTCATCTTGACAATCTTGTTCATACGCCTATTTCTGACCACGTAGAGCACTCTAGTATTGCTGACTCGCCTTATATTGACCATTGTCGTATTTCTAGTCTTGTAGAGGCTCTGGTTGCTTACCCGGATTTCTCGGTCGATTATTTCGATAATACGCTCATTCTTATGTTTAGTACTAATCTAACTCACGATGAAAGCTCGTCGAAAGAAGAAGGGAAGGGGAACTAAGGTAGTTACCCGCCCGCTTGGTGGAAGAGTTCTTTAACTCGGTAGTCCTGCGGGAGAAAAGTCTCTCGCAGGCTTTTTCTTTAAGTGTAGAGCAATATTTTCAAATTATGGATTATTTCGATTTTAGACCTAGATTTTCCCCTATTGTTGATAGCGTTCCTCATCGTTATTCTGTTGGCGCATATCGTGGTAAAAAGCGAGTTCCTATCGCTTGGTTTGTTGACGAAAGTCCCGCGAATGACTATCTTGCTCGTTGTCGTCGCACTAACCCTTATATTAAGTTTGATTGCCTAAAAAGTCTTTTTTAATGGCCTGCTCTTCCCCCATATGGATACGAAATCGTCGTTATTTCGATAAGAAGAATCCTTGTCGCGAAGGTTCTGATGTTGCTAAATCTGCTTTGGCTATTCGACCCTGGGATATCGCTCGTCAGTGGCTGATGGTCCCGTGCGGAAAGTGTGAAGACTGCCTGCGTCGTCAGCGTAATGATTGGTTTGTCCGCCTAGAGCGTGAGCTTACCTATTGCAAGGCTAATAACCAGCAGGCTGTTTTTATTACTATAACGATTGCTCCGAGTTATTATAATGAAGCCCTTCTCGATCCTTCTCGATTCATTCGTCGCTTCAATGAACGTTTGCGACATAAACTCGGTCATTCGTTTAAGCACGCTTTCTTTCAGGAGTTTGGTACACATCCCGAAATAGGAAATGAACCTCGATTGCATTTTCACGGCTTTCTCTTTGGCACAAATGTTCTCTATAATACTATTCGCGCTGCCGTTCGAGACCTTGGTTTTGTGTGGCTGGCAAAGGCTACCCATAAGCGTGCTCGTTATTGCGTAAAGTATGTTACTAAACAAATTCAATTTAACCCCGAAGAAATTTCGGATAAATATGTTACTGTAGATGGAAACCTTACATCTTTATCTTGCCTCCTCCAACATCGCCGTTATACGCGAAAATTCGTATCTGCTGGCGTTGGTGATTTTCTTGGTTATATGCCTCGCCCTTCTGCCCGTACTTCGACGTGGTCTTATTTTGACTTTGAGAAGCGTATCAATTATAACTACTCGATTCCTCGATACTATTCTCGTTATCTTAAACCGGAAGATGAAGTTATGCGTTCGGTTACCGCTGCTGATAGTTATGCACGTTTTAGCAAGTCTTCTCTGGTTAAGCGTATCGTGTCTTTGTGTGTTGATCGGTTCGGTCTCAATTCCTCCGTATCCCGTAGAGAGACGTATACGTGGGAGCAAAAGCAATTGATGCGTTTTTCCGCCTCTTCTCGCCAGATGCCCGATTTCGACCCCCCTACTTGGCTAGATTTGGATATTCTTCAGTTTTGGAGAGACCATTATAAACTTCAACTAATTATTTAATTTATGGGAAAACAACCTTTTATCTCACACGTCGTAAATGGTTACTCTCGCTATGATGTTCCTGAGAGTAAAGCTTTTACGTGCACACCGGGTATTTTATATCCGGTGCGGATTGATTTTATTAATTCTCGTGACCGTGTTTCTATTGAGCAGGGTATCGACGTTCGTAGCAATCCTCTTGCTGTTCCGACGTTTAACCCCTACACCATTCGTTTGCATCGTTTTTGGGTGCCGCTGCAGCTTTATCACCCTGAGCTGCGTACGAATAGTAGTAAATTCGATATGAATAACCTCTCCTTGAATTGGATTAATGCGGTCCCCGGACTTCCTTCGTCCGGTGCGACGCCTTCGGTTACTGCGACTTTTTCTAATTCGCTTATGTATTGGCTGCGTGTGTCTAACCGTTCTGTTGATTTCACTACGCCCGCTTCAACTTCTGGTGTTGTGCTTCCTTCGGGTATTGTTGGAGGCGTTTGGGCTAACGCTGATACGTATCTTGCTTATTGGGATATTGTCCGAAACTACTATTCTTATTCGCAGTGGGGGCTTTACTCCTTTGCTTGGCCCGCATCTTGGTATTATACTGTAACGGGTCGCTCTACCGCCACCAATGGCACCTACAAATTTAACACGAGTGCTTCGGATTCGTTTTTCACTCAACGTTATGGTAATCTTGAATTTCTCGATGCTTATTTTGAGAGTCAGTTTTATCCTGCAGCTGTAGCGTCTTCTAATAATACCTATTGTCGTTCTGCTTTGCTTCGGCAGATTATCGCGTCTGATGTTGCTTCTTCCGGTGCTGCTGCCGGTGCTGCCGGTGATGGCTATCCGGTCGCAGCTCAACCGACCTCGCTTCAGATTTGGGGTGATAAGGCTCCTCTCGACCAGTATAGTTCGCTTGATAACACAAAGGGTCTTGCTGAGCCTATTATTTTTAATCTTGCCCATCCTATGGCCGTCGTCCCGGCCAATCCGGACCGATTTAGTCGGCTTCTTCCTCTTGGCAGTAGTTCCGCCGTTTCAATGACTGGCGTTCAGACTATTCCTCAATTGGCCATTGCTTCGCGTCTACAGGAATATAAGGACCTTCTTGGTGCTGGCGGTTCTCGTTATAGTGACTGGCTGGAGACTTTTTTTGCCTCCAAAATTGAGCACGTAGATCGACCTAAGCTGCTTTTTAGCGCCTCGCAAACTGTTAATGTACAGATTATTATGAATCAATCCGGGCCGAATAATTTTGCCAATTCGTCAAACACCGGTCCGCTTGGTCAGCAAGGTGGCGCTATCGCTTTTAACGACCGCCTTGGTCGCCGGCAGTCTTACTATTTCCGTGAACCCGGTTATTTGATTGATATGCTAAGTATCCGACCTGTTTATTATTGGTCGCAGATTAAACCTGACTATTTGAATTATCGAGGCTCGGATTATTTCAATCCAATCTACAATGATATAGGATATCAGAGCGTACCTAATTGGCGGTTCGGGAATCTTGTTGGTGGCGTAGTTGAGACTACTTTTTCGCAAGAGCCCTGCTTTAATGAGTTTCGGGCCTCTTATGACGAAGTTCTGGGCCAAATTTCTAGTACCGCAGGAGACGTTAAAGGTCGTTCTCTTTATGCCTATTGGGTGCAGCAGCGTCAATTACACTGGAGTTCCTATTGGCCTTCAAAGGCTGATTATGCGCCTGCCCTTTTTGTTGATATGTCGCAGGTTAATTCTCCTTTCGCTTCTGATGTAGAAGATAATTTTTTCGTGAATATGGCTTATTCTGTTCAGAAGAAGAATCTTATCAACAAGACCTTTGCAACCCGTTTGTCTAACCGTTAATATTACATTTTATGGCACTAGATTGGATGATTGAAGACCGCGAAGATTATGTTTCTCGCGGACAGCGTATTCTCTCCGTTCTCGATGGTTCTGGTTCTGTCGACGTTCTCCCCGGTCGTCCTGACGTCGAGGTCTCTTCGTCTGACTTTGATAAGGGTGAAAAGTTTAATCCTGATATCGATTTTGACCCTAACTCGTTCTCTCGCATGGACAAGTTTGATGGTCTTGAAGTCGGACAGGAGCTTATTGATTCACAGCTCGATAAGTCAAAACCTACTTCGACGTCCTCTGACTCTGAAGAAAAATAGTATATCCTTTACTTGACGATATATGCTACGTGCGCGGACCCCTCTTGCAAGAGTTCGTGAATTGCTAGAGGTTATTGGTAACGACTGCAGGAGAGGCCGCGCATTTTTCTATCGTTCTTTAATTTTTTAAGTTATGTCTGATACTAAACAACCATTTTATAAGTCGAAGGCGTTTTGGACACTCGTTTCTTCTATTGTTGCTGCCTTGGCTGCCTTTTTTCTTGCCTCGTGTTCTGCTCAAGCAAAGGTTGCTCGAACAGGTGTTCACATTGACACTGTTCGCGTAGATTACATTATCCGTTCGAACAATTTTACGCTTCCGTAATATGAGACTTATTGATTTCAAGTCTTACGTCGACCCTGTTTCTACAGGTGCTATACTCGGTGCTGCGGGTCTTTCTGCCGGCGGTCAGGCTGCTTCTGGTCTTTTTAAGCCATCCCTTAAGAGACAATGGAAGTATCAGCAAAAACAAATGAAGCTTCAGCAGCAGTATGCGTTGGAGCAGATGCAGAAGCAGGGTGAGATTAACTACGCTAACTGGCAAAAGCAGTTTGACTATGAGAATGCCTACAACGACCCTTCGAAGGTTTTCGACCGTTTTCTCAAGGCTGGTGTTACGCCCGCTGCCGTTCTTGGTTCTTCGGGTGTTGGTGTCAATGCTACCATGTCTGGAGGCTCTGCCGGCTCTATAGGCGCTTCTGGTCCTTCTGGTGGAGCTTTTGATTTCTCGAGCCCGCTGCCTCCTGGTGTCGGTTCTGCTGCTGCTGGAACTGCTCTTGATGCCATGGGAGTCAATTCAACCATTGAGCGTAATAAGGCTGCTGCTAATCGCGACAATGCCGAGGCTCAATCGATTAGCGACCAAAACGTTGGCCATCAGCTTTATACTCTTATGGCTCAAACTCGCGTAGCTCTAGATGAGGCTGCTGCTAAACATAATTTAGCTGTTACTGATGTTCTTAAGGTACAGGAAAGCCTTGAAAAGAATGCGCTTTTTATCTCTGATGCTACTCTTTTGAGCACTATTGATGAAAAAAAGAATCAAGCTGCTTTAACTGCTGCGGAGGTTAAACGTTTGGGTATTGAGAACGAGCATTTAGGTGATGTTATGTCTGCTCAGGCCTTTATGATGAATACTCAGGCTGCTCTTAATCAAGTCCTTGGTGAGCAAGCTGGTGAGATTATAGAATCTTTGCGTCTAAATAACCTCGATACCGCCAATGAACTTGAACGTAATTGGTCAAAGCGCTTCGATATTGAAATTCCGAATCCTCAATATTCGGAAAATCTTAGGAGTAAAAATCCCATCACCCGTGCAAATCCTGGCCCTAGGTCTTTCAAGGTTTCGATGTCTCTTAAGG